TTACAACACTTCCTTGGCTTCAAACCCCACGCTGTTACCGCCGGCATAGGGCCATTCTATTGGGGACAGATGCCGCATCGTGCAAAGAAACGAGCGCTGCCAGCGACGGAAACCGGTGGCGGCCGGGTCGAACGAGATAAATGTCTGGCCGTGCTTGCCGAGTCGGCGCTGCATCTCGAACACCGTGTCGTATGCCTCCGAGTCGGAGAGATCGTCCAGCTGAAAGCGCTTGACCCTGAACGGCTGCATGATGTCGAACCAGTCAACCCCGCCCTTCGATGTGTCCACCTTGGTGGGATCCTCCCACCCGATATTGACCCCTCCGAAATGGAACCCCACGGCAGGCTGGAACTTACCGCCGATCATGAGCCGCGCCAGATCCAGATAGCCTGCCGGGTTGGCCGGGTCGCTGAAATCGAGTTCTACGTAGCGGGTCGCCGTAAGCCCTTCAGGAGGGGTATAGAACCAGTTGACGTTATAGCCGTCCATGTCTTCGGCAATCTTGCCGGCGGGCCAGAGAGGAAGTGCCGCCGAGGTATGCACGGTGGCACTGAAGTCGGCAACGTTGGACAACTTCGCAACGACGGTGCCGGCGGATGATCCGTTGTGCTTGCCGATCGCCAGCATCCCCACCGGGCGGGCTACGCCCAGATCAACGACCAGCTTGGTGCTGGCCGCCAGGAGGTTGGTCGACCGGGCCGGCTTGGAGAGAAGCTGCGATTGCAGGTTGACCAGCGGCAGAGTCGGCTGCCATGATCCGCCGGAAATGACCGGACTGTATGAAACCGAGGGCTGGAAATAATCGGGATATAAAAAAGCGACGTTTTCCATGTTACCCCCACAAGGTCAGCTTAATGGTGTTGAGGGCGTGATCAAGTTCGGTGCCGATCAGCCGAAACAGTTTGCCCAGGTCGAAACCGTAACGGGGTATCTTCAGCTTGATTACCCGACCGAGGTCCCAGATACGAGACCAGTCCATAATAGAATCGTTAGAGCGGTATATAAATGAGTTGGCAGCTGCGCCTGAACTCCATCCACCACTTAGAAGGATGTTGTTGTCATAGGTTTCCAAACGGGTCCAAACCACGCTGCGGGGCAGGCTGGGCATATCCACCCATTGTGCATCCTGGTTATTCGTATCCAAGAGCACCACTGAGCTTGATGACGCGCCGGAAATGGTCCCGCCCACCACATATATCTTGCCGTTAAGAACCGTTGCCTCATGCCTATACCGTGCAATTGGCAAATCGGCCACACCGACATCATCCCACGCGCCGGAAGGATTGTTCAGATCGAGACGCATCACCGATGCGGTGATGCCTGACGGTGTGTTACCCCCAATTACATACAGATAACCTTGTGACACCACCGCCGCGAAATCATAGCGACCCGCCGGTAGATCAGTAACACCGGCATCATCCCAAGCGCCGGCCGGGTTATTCAGATCCACTCGAATTACCGATGGCGATATTATGCCGGCAATAACCCCCCCGACAACATAGACATAATTGTTATACAGCACGGCCATGTGCGAGCTGCGGCCCGCTGGTAAATCAGTAACCCCTGCATCGTCCCACGCCCCATTGGGATTATTGAGATCGAGACGAATTACCGATGCGCCTACAGAGCCGCCGATCAGGTAGACGTAACCGTTATTGATTACTGAGGCATGATTAGTGCGAGCAGCGGGCAGATTGGTAACGCCCGATGTCTCCCAGGCTGCCGTTGGATTCAGCAGGTTCAGACGGTAAACACTGGTCTGATCTGCCCCAGCCCCCGTGATTGCGCCGCCGAGTTGATACAGATAATCGTTATGGATGGTAGAGGTATGCGAATATCGGCCGTATGGCATATCAGCAATCGCCAGATCATCCCACCATCCCCCCGACGGGTATAACAATACATCCACCGGGCAACTTACCGCCAACAGGTCGCGGCGGGTCGAATACATGAGCTGTAGCCGGTCGGCCTCGGCCTGCGCTGCTACTTCGGTGGCGAGCCGCGAGGTGAAATGCAGTTCCGGGGCCAGCTTATGGGGAGTCAGGACCGTTAAATCCTCGCTTTTCACAGAACGGTACGGATCCTTGAGCCAGTTGCGGCGGTCGACGGGGACGCTTCCCGCCAACCCGGAGGTTTGCACGGTGCAGTTCTGGTCGTAATCAAGCACTACGCGATAGGCCGGGACGCCACGGCCGGCATCGTTGGTGGCCAATCGCTCTACGGTGAGGCCCTCGGCGTTGGTCAGGGTGGCGATGGGATTGCCGGACGGGATCTCCAACCGCTGAATGCGGAACTTGCCCAGATTGTCGAAGCCGTACCACGCCCCCACAGAGCGGCATAACTCGTCCAGGGCGGCCGCTACGGTCATCTCTCCATCGATGTATATCCCGACCTCGGCGTTGTTCGCCTTGTCCAGGTCGATGAACCCCTGTTCGATCAGGTCGGCAGGAGTGAGGCGGCGCAGCACGATCTGCCGGCAGAGCTGGGCGCAGGACTGGTTGGCGACGTCGCCCGTGGTGGCGTCGGCAGTAACCTGCCCGGCCGGTGAGGAGCCGAGGCGGAAATAGCCGCCGGCGGGAAAGGCGCGGAAGGTTCCAGCTGCCGGGGCGTTGGTCTCCATATCCGACTGGCTCGCATAGTCGGCCCCCTTGGTCAGGGCAACACCCTGGTCATAGACGTTGTCGGTTCCAGCAGCACCGTCGTTAATCTGATATATCAGCCGGCTGGTGTTGACCAGCACCGGGGAGATGTTCTTACGGGCACCGAAAAGCAAAGGCTTCGGCTTCCCCAGCAGATCACTCACCCCTTCCAGACCGTCGGGGAGCGCATTGGTGCCGGCGTACTTGGTGGGCTGGATCGGCACGTCCAATTCCGCCTGGCGGTCGCGGATCCGGATCGAGAGTTGATCGCCCCCGACAGGCTGCTCCATGGTACCGGTCAGAAGCACGGCAAAGCCTGCCGGGTACGCTGCGCCGGGAAGTCCCCCCCGCACCACCACCTGTTGACCGTCCAGGCCGTAGTTGAGCAGCCCGTCCAGCGCCCCGTCCTGGTTGGCCAGGACGATCTCGCCGTAGCCGGTCCGGCTGGCGCCGCCGGTGGTGCCGTTGCTGAACATGTCCTGTTTGATGGTGCCGGGCTGGATGACGCGCGGCTCGTAGTACGTATTTGCCTGGGTGTCGGCCGGGCCGGTCGTATACCCCGCGCCGGTGCAGTAACGCAGCACCCGTGTTCCGGCAATGCCGGGGTCGTAGGCGGTGATCTCCACCAGGTAGATGTATTGTTCCACGGTCTGCTCCTTTGCCTGATCTGTAACCTGACCGCAACCGGCCAGGACCAACAGTAATACTGCATAAATAATGACTCTGATCATGCCGCCGCCTCCAGTCTCGCCTTGGATTCAATGCCGGCCATACTCTTTGCCTGCTCCTCGCCGGTCCGGACCAACCGGTTGAGGCCGTCCGCCTGGACCCTGACACCGGCGGCGGCGTGTTGCTCCAGTTTTTCCAGCCGGTCGAGCTTGGCATCTATGGATTTCAGGAGCGCGACCATTTCCTTGTTGCCCCCCCCGCCGTTCACCTGGATGCCGTATTTGCGCAGCACGTTGGCCGATTTTGAATCTACGACCATTTCCTCGTGGTGGATCCGGGCCGTCTGGTCGCCGGCGATGTACGACGAGCCGTCAGCATACTGGGGCATGGCGCCGTATGCGGACTGGGCCGCGTTCAGCTGCTCCAATGCGTTGGCCGCCGCCAGATGTGCCGCCGACAGCTGGGTGTTCAGGTTCTGGATGATATAGCCGTTGTTGACCATCGTCTTGTGCACCCCACCAGTCACGTCGTACCACGTGCCGGATGACGGGGGAATGTCGGAGGTCGCCTCCGCCGTCTGATGCCAGGCGCCGGCACTGTCCTTTGTCCACCCGACCGGGTTGATGACGGCGTCCAGGGCGGCCTGGGCGGCCGTTACCTGCGACTGGGCGGTGCCATAAGCCGACTGGGCGGCAGACAGTGCATCCCTGGCGGCAGCCAATGCGGCAAGGCGTTGCTTTTCCGCCTCGGCTGTAGCCAGGGCGTCGGTCGCGGCCTGGGTCGCTGCATCCTTGGCCGCCTGATCGGCCTGGAGATACTGCTGGAGGAGCTGGGCGACGCCGCTGTTCTCGCCGAGGATGCTTTTCAGGTAGGTGAGCTGGTCCACGTTGCCGCTGGAGATCAAGTCCTTGACCGTCAGCTGGTCCGCGTTCCCCTTGTCGATGAGCCCCTTCTGCTCCATGGCGGTCATCTGCTCCTGGGAGAGGACATCCTTGACCAGCACCTGATCCAGATTGCCCGCGCTGATGAGGTCGTGGATACGCTGCAACGTCTCCAGCTGTTTCTGGGCGACATCAATCTGGATCTCGGTCGCGGTGGGGAGCCCGGCGAGTTCGGCGAGCGTCCGGGTCACGGCGGCAAAGTCGTTGGCATAGGCCGGACCGCTGGCGTTGTAGGCGCGGGACGATGAGAGGAAGTCCTGGGCCAGCTGGGAAACCTGCTCCAGGGCGGAAACATCGCCCAACTGTGCCCGGCCCGCGGTGGCGCGGAAGGTTGCGCTTATTTGAGCGTATTTATCGGCCGGTGAAAGGGTGGAGAGGTCGCCGCCGAGCAGCGTCTTGAGCGTGCCGAGAATGTTGATCTGGGCGGCGACGGCCGCGGTAAGCTTTTCCTTGATCTTGTCCGCCGTGGCGGCCATGTCGTTACTGGCGCTTTTCAGCGTCTCGGCTACATCCTTGACCGCCTGCTCGTATTCCAGCTGCTGCAAGGTCAGGAGGCGGGTCGTATCGAGCCCTTTTGCCTGGTAGTCCGCCAATTCCGACTGCTGCTTGTAGACCAGATCCAGGAGCGTTGCTGCGGCATCATTGCCGTTGACCGCCAGCTCACGCAAGGTCAAATCCTGATTGGACTCCTTTTGTGCCTTGATCAGCTCTTCGGTGTGCTTGTACGCCTTGTCCGCCGCATCGGCTATGTCCATCATGGCGGCGTACATCCGGCGACCGGATTCGGTGGTTATATCCAGCCCCTCGACGATCCGGGCGAACCCTTCGCGGGTTGTCGGGGCGATCATGCCCATGTCGCGGAAGGCGACGTTCATCTGCCGTGTGGCCTGCTCGGCGGTGCGCCGGCTCTTCTCACCATCCGTGTAGAAGGTATCGAAGAACTTGGCGGTCTTGTCCTGGTACTTTTCCACGCCGCCCATGGCATCGATGAGCTTGGACGCCGCATCGGCGTTTGCGAGACTCGAACTTACCAGCCTGCCGCCGATCAGCTCGGCCTTTTCGTTGACCGTCTGGAGCGCGCCGGCGAGACGGGCCAGCGCGTCAAACGATTCCTCGCCAGGCTGGCGCAGGGCATCAAGTCCACTAACGCCGCCGGCAAAGGCGTTGGCCAGCTTTTGCATCCACTCCTCTATCTTTTTCGACGCAGCGTCGGCGTCCAGGTTGCGCAGATCGATGTTTTCCAGGGGGAGTATTGCGGCCAGAATGCCGTCCGTGCCTGTTCCCAAAACCTGGGCCGCGGTAAGCGTGGTTTGTCTGATCCTGGTTACGGTGTCTGCGATGATGCGCTCCGTCTCTCCCGGGAGCGCCGAGGTAACGGTCGAATTCTTGTCACTGGAAAACCAGCCGCCGTCGGTCCGGATGTTGGCGTACTGGCCGCCGTACAGGCCGCCCCGGTAGCCGAGCTGTATCCCCTGGCCGGTGATCTTCCGGTCGCCGCCGAAGAGGCCGTTGGCCAGTGAGTGGCCGAAGCCGAGAAACGCGACATTGAAGCTGGCCCGCAACGATTCGCCGATGTTGAAGCTGAAGAGGTCTTTCGTGGACACGGCCCAGCTCTTGAAGCCACCGTTGAGGGCATCCATGATGGTGGACTTTTCCTCCTTGGTGCCTACCCCCGGCAGATCGGCGAACCACTGGCCGTAATCCTTCAGACTGCCGGAGATCTTGGTAAGCCCGTCGTCCACCCGGGCCACCGCCAGGGAGTTGTTGTCGATAGCCTTGCGAAGATCCTGCATGGACCCAAACAGCGGGCCTAAAGCAGCGACCGTCTCGTAGTTGTCTGCGGCGCCGGATATGTTGATGCCGTATTTGCGCAGCACGTTGGCGGATGATGCATCGATGATCATCTCGCCCTTGTGGACCTGGGCGATCTGGTCGGCAGGAAGCTCCTTCGATCCCACGGCGTAGGATGCCTGATACTCCTGGGACTCGATCTGGGACACGCGCGCCAGCCCCGAGACAACGGCAGCGGCAGCGGCCGCAACTCCCAGCGCCGGGCCGACGATGGGGATGCCCGCCAGTGCGGTAAACGCCTGCTGGGCACCCAGATAGGTGGAGATGATGGTGGAGGTGATCGCCATCGCCTTGCCGGCCTCAAACTGGTCCTTATTCCCCTGCATCAAGACCTGGCCGATGTTATCTATTACAGAGGCGATGGTCATTAATCTGCTATTCCAAGCCTCTTTGCTGTTGTTAGCTAAATCCCAGTCTTTTTTCATTGCCAATGCTGTCAGCAATGACTGCAATGCCGCTATCTCTGCAGTGCCTTTTTTGGCATTTGCTGTAAGAGACTTCCATTTATCATTGTCCAGCCCCTTTTCACGTTCCAGGAATGCCGCATATTCTGGGCCTCCGCGAAGTTGGAATTCCCGCTTTATACCTTCTTCAACAAGTTTCTGACGGGATACAATCTGATCGACTTCTATGCTGTTTGCTGCCGTCAAAAACTTAATCTTGTCTTCAATGGCCTGCTTCTCCCTCTGGTAGTTGGCCTCTATCTGCGCGGCTTTTTGTTCAAAGGGGTCCCGGATCATGCTGATGTTGATGTCTTCGGTCTGGTTCTGGATGTCTCGGATTTTTTGTGCTTGTTCCGCGGCAGCGGCCAATAGCTTATCGTTTTTTGCCATTACGATAGCTATTTGCAAGTTCGAATTTGCCTTGAGGCGGTCGGTGATGTCCTCGCCTGTTTTTTTCTCGATCAGCTTCAGATCGCGGGCGTATCTCTGGGCTGCCTGTAGCTTGTCGTCATACTGCTTGGTGATCTGTGCCGCCTGCTGCGCTCCCGGGTCCTGGATCAGTTCGATGTTCAGATCCTCGGTGTTGGATTTAATTGCAGCCAGGTCGTCCGCCTGCTTGTAGTGTTCCCGCATCCTGGCGTATGCCTGGTCCAGTTTTTCCGCTTCCTCCCGCTCCTTCTTGAGGCTGTCCTGTTGGGCCTGAGAACTGCGTGCGAGTTCCTGGTTCACCTCCATGTTCCTGAGAACCTGCTCTTGCAGCCCCTTGAGCGTCTCCCGGTACTGGGGAGCCACTTCGTCATTCATCTTGGCGAATTCGAAGCGGGCCTTCTCGATGGACTTGTCAAACTTCTCCTGAAGGGGGGTGGTGGCGATCAGCTGTTCCTGGAGTTTATTGTAGAAGTCGGCGTATTTGTTCTGCTCTTCGACGGCGGTGTTATCGATCGCTTCGGGCTTACCGGGTACGGGTGGGAGCACGGGGGCAGTAACTGGCCCGCCTGCCTGCTGGGTTCTCCCGATGAACTTATCAAAACGGTTATTGAAAGAGCTCGTGTCTTTCAGCTTCCCCCATTCTTCCTTTATGGCTGCAACGGTCCCTTTGACAACAGCCAGGTCACCATCCATCACTGCTTTAAAATCAGAACCGAATATCTTTGCTATGCTGTTTTTTGCCCCGACAAAATCACCGGTTAGAATCTGCATGATTGCAGAGCTCAGGTGCGAAACAGCCTGGAGAGCGCCCATGATCCCGTCGATCAGGATGCCGCCAAACGCATAAGCCATGTTCACGACGGCATTGAGAATATTTACAATGCTGTTGAATTTCTCCGCTGCCGTGGGGAGCACGGTTGAGATCAGAAACGCCCACCCCTCCAGCCATGAATTAGTAACCTCCACCACATAACGTGCGGCCGCAATGATTCCCCGTAACGAACCATCGTGCTGATTGAACAGGATGGAAATTGTTTCCAGTATCCCCTTAACAGCCAGCCAGCCGCGAGCAATCCCGGAACCTATATACTCAGCTTGCGTCTTGAGATTGGCGACCATTTCCCCGCCGAATTTAATCGCATCTTGATACAGCTCCCTGAATCCGATACTCTCGATTATGAACTTTGCCGTAGCCGCCGATGCTGTTACCGCCTGCCAGGTTGTCGCAATGTCTCCAGAAGCGGCATTAATCCCGACGAGAAACGGAGCTAACCGCTCCAATGTGTCGCCGTGTTTCTTACCCTCGGCGACAAGCTCTTTGAGGCCGTTTTTATAGAGCCCGGAAGCCTTGGTCATATCGTTAATCTGCATGGCCAGCTGTGAGCCCTGGGTAACCTCCCCCGACATCAACGCCCTGATTTCCTGATGCGCCTGAACAGACTGATTTTGACCGGCAGTGTACATGGCCACGGCGTTGGAGAGGGATGTAAAGGCATCAACCTGTTTTTTATTATTAACGTCCATCACAACCCCTTGCAGGGTCATGGTCTGTGCCATCTGCAGCAAGGTTTGATAGTTTGCAAAAGAGTTGGCGTCAACTTCCTGGAGCTTTACGGCGAGGGCACCGGCGTATTTGGTGGCTTCGGCATAGTGCTCGGCGACGTTCTTCGGCCCTTGCATGGTAGTGATCTGCGCGGCGATCTGGATGGTAGAGATGCGCAAACTGTCGATGGCATTGATGGCGCTGTTAGCCTCGGAAATGAGCCGCGTGAATACATAGCTGCCGGCGACGGCTGTCATGATGGTTTTCAAACTGCCGTATGACGACATGAGATCCTGATTAGACTGCGCCATCCGGCCGGTAGCCTGTTCAGTCTTACCGGCAACACTGTCGGAAGCCCCCTCGATCTCTTTCAGACCGCCGACTACCTGGGGAACCCCGTCCAGGGAAATATTCAGTTTTACCTTGCCCTTATCTTCGCCCATGGAATCCGTTCTACGTTCGAGGTTCGATGTTCGATGTTCGAGGTTTAAACTTCGAACAACTTCGGACCTCGAACCGATGTTAAGCCGGGCAGGTACTGCACACCCGCTCCAACTGTTCGCCGAACTGCCGGCGGCATTCTTCCACATCGGCCCCGTGGCAGTATTCGCCGATACTCTGCCCCTGCCTCTGCTTGCCGTCCTTGTTTGCCGCTGCCAGGTAGACCTGGTCCATAATCGTCAACTGCATGGCCTGCCATGGGGATGGCCTCCGGCCGGTCACCCTGGTCCAGGAGTCGATCTCTTTGTAACTGATTGCCGCCGGGGTGGTGACCGCCCCGCCCATGCCCGCATATACCAATTCCCGGCCGCGGGTCCTGGAGAGTTCCAGGAACCATTGGCGGATTTCTTTGCCGGCGGGATCCAGATGCACCCCGCCGGCATCGTCGCCGAACAGCGCCAGGCGTTCGGCGCAGTCAACTAGTGACTGGCCTATTTGGGCAAAAAATTTGCCCGGTCCCTGATCCCCGCGTCGACCTGGTCAAGCATCCAGCCGTAGCCGGGATTCTCGAATACGGCCTTCTTGTTTTCCGGCGTGCATTCCAGGGAGGCCTCGCCGTTGCCGAATGCCTCCCAGCCGGTGATGCAATCGCAGACGGCGTTGATCCTTTCCTCTCGGACGTCTTCGGCGGTGCGGAGGGTTTTGCCGGTTTTGGCTATTTGCTTGAAGACCTCATTGAGGGACGCGTCGGCAACCCGGCGGTATTTGTCCGAGTCGGCGCCGAGGATGGTTACTTTGAGGGGCAACTTGGCATTGCTCTCAGGATGGCGGATGGTGATGGTTACCCCTTTGTTGGCAGCGGCGGAGGTATTAAGGGTGGTGATATCGAATACTGAGTCTGACATGGTTTTTCTCCTTTGTTTTAAATGCGGTCGGCGGTCGGCGGACGGAGGTCGGCAGGTTCAAAAACCATCGACCACCGACTGCCGACCATCGACCGGTTTCCTATTTTACGAACTCCAGTTTGATTTCATCGTCGCCGAGGTTGAGCGTCAGCGTGAAATCCGTGTCGGCCGTCTGGATGCCGGTACGGTCCCCCTCGCCCACCTTGGTATAGACGGCCTTCGGGCCGGTGAGGGTGAACCTGTTGTAATCCGCCGTGCCGACCGGGCCGATGACCAGGGCGGCGGGATTGCCCGCTTTCCACTTGCCCATCCAGTCGTAGGTGGCGACGCTGGTCATTTCCGGGTCGATCTTGCCGGTCGGCTTGCGGCCGGTGATCATGGCCGACAGATACCCGTCGACCGCGGAGGCCGAGGGGCGGAGCTGGATGGTGTTGCCCATGTCGATGGACCACGATTCGATCACGCCCGGGTACGCATCGACGGTCATCGTCGCCCCCAGGAGCGCTGGCGGGACCGTACCCTCGAAGGTGGGGGCGACCATCGCCCCGTCGACCGTGCCGTCGTAGACGCCGGTAAAGTCGAATTCCGCAAACTGGATCTCGCCCATCTTGCCGGAAAACTTCACGTTGCCCCGGCAGCCGCGCAGCTTCTTGATGATCCCGTCCTCGTAGACCCAGAGGGTCAGACACGGCACGCCGGAGGACGCGGGGAGATAGGTGACCTTTTCGGACCCGGCGGTGATATCGACGGTTTCGGCGAAACCGCACGCCCTAAGGTAAACACCCAGGGCCGGCTTGACGCCTGCGGCATATACGGCGCCCGCGCCTTTCAGTTCGGCCTTGAACGTGACCTTGCCGGACCGTGCGCCCGGTACAGGCGGCAGGGGGGAGAGGGAGTTGGTCTGGTTGTTCCGCTCGTTCATCTTGAAGTCCGCGTCGAACTTCGGGTCGATGGCGAGGATACCGGCATCGGCGACGGTAATCACCTCGGCGGTCCCCTCTACTGCTTCTATTCTTGCTGCTATGACTCTACGCCTCGTCAGCACGTTTCACCTCCTGGGGCCTGTCCCCTTTTTTAACGACGTTTGCGGGCGCCGCCGCTTCCTGATCCGGAGCGGCCTGTCCGACGATGGTCGTTTCTGATGCGTCGTTTACAGTGACTTTAAAACCCATTCAAACCTCCTTTAAATTCGGTCGATGGCCGGCAGTCGGCGGTCGGTGGTTTTTAACCCTGCCGACCGCCGACCGCCGACTGCCGACCGGTTTTACGGATTCACGATTTCTTGATACTGCCGGGTGGTGAATTTGCATGTGTACTCGATGCTGCTTTCATCCTCGTCGTAGTCGCTGAGTTCCCTGGCTATGCAGCGGAACGGCTCGATAGCGACGATGCCGAGGGTCTTGCCGCGAATGGCTTTGCGCACGGCATTAATCAGGCTGTAGGCATCACGGGCCAACTGCGCTTCCGATGCCAGGTTTTGCGCCCGCACCTGGACGTGGAACTCGACGGTGTCGATCGGCCTTGACCTGGTTTCTCCCTCCCCGTCCCCGGCGAAATAAACATAGGCAGCGGGGAAGATGCCGGGATTGGCTCCGTCACGGACCAGGGACGCGACGACCGCGAAGCGCTGCAGGTTGTTTATGACCTGGAGGAGCTTGTCCTCGATGTCCTGAATTTCGATTTCTTCCATATCAGAACCCTTTCAGCGAATCGCGGCTGAAGAGCCGATTGCCGCCTGCGACGCTACCACCGCCCGCAGTATTACTTACCGAATCAGATGTCGGCGGGGCAGTAATCTTAGCGCTGCCGATATCGACCTTGCCGTTCTGGATCAGGTCCAGGATCTTCAGGGTGTTCTTGTAATCTTCGGAAATGCTTTCCGGCATTTTGATCTTCTTTTTCCGTTTGTAGAGATTGTAAACCGCTACATCGACGGCCAGATCGAGCAGAATGCCGGGAACGGGATTGAGAGGGAGGACGTAGCGACCGCGGAGATAGCCGTCGATCAAGTTGCCCGCCCGGGAGATCGCCTTGTCCACGTTGGTCTGCTCGATGATAGCCGGCGGGACGTTATCGTCGGTGAGCTGGATCAGTTCGGCGTCGGACATTACCCCCTGGATGTCATCGAGCTTGCAGTACATGGGTTACCCCTGCGGCTGGCTGAGTTCAGCCCTGCGCTTGTCGATGGCGTCGAGAACGCCTTTGCGGGTTTCATCTGCGGCCAGTTGATCAAGGGCCTCTATGGTCGCAGCGGCCTGGACCAGTACCACGGTATCGGCCACGTTCGGTTTGCCGGTCGGTACGACTTCCACTACCAGCATCGGCTCAGCCTGGAGTTGATCCATCTGATTTTTCGTGAACGTTGCATCCGGGTATTCGGTGGCGCCTTTCGGGTGGGCTATGCCGCAGCGGCGAAAGCCGTCCTGTTTTGCAGTGATTCGGATCATGGCGTCTTACCCCCCCGCGTCAGCTCGGTACAGACTGTATAGGCTGCGCCGAGTGCCGAATACGGCTTGAATACTACCGTGCTCATGTCCGAGTTGAGGCCGATGCAGCCGCCGGTGCCGGGGAGATATGCGGTGTTGCTCCCCAGGTGGCGCTTGATGCGTTTGGCGGCATTGTTGCTGTCACTGGCCTCCCAGCAGAGTTGACTGTAACCGGCGACGGTGACGGTGGCGATGGTCCCCTTGGTGGTGGTGACGGTGGTGCAGGCGGAGGCCGGGGGGTAGGGAGACGATGCCTGGATCTCCTTGTTGTTGGGATCGATCACCAGCTTGCCGGTGGCTGCGGCAACGGCGACGCCGGCCGTGAGTAGGCAGATGGCCAGGGTAAAATATGCGATGTTACGTTTCATGAAACCTCCTGTAGGGGCGGGGTTTCCCCGCCCGATATCGGGTGATCTAATCAGGGCGGGGTGACCCCGCCCCTACGGAATGATTACGGCAGCCAGGGGCACTCAAGCAGCTCGACGCGCTTGAAATTCGTGTTGCTATCGCCGCCATTGATGAGCTGGGCCTCGACAATCTTGCGACCGGCGCTGGCGTTGCTGGCGCCGACAACCAGCAGGTTCGGCTTGATGCCGAGCGGCTTTTCCTGGTCGCCTTTGAATGCGCCCATGGCGTCGTAAGCCGCATTGAAATTGGCGGCATCCAGCTCACTCTTGCTGCCGAACGCCTGCTGCCAGAATCCGAAACCGACGTTGCAGCGACAATCGACGCCATAGAGGTATTCATTTTTCATGAAAACGTTGGCGTCGGTTTCCTTGTCCATGGCTACGAATTTGGGCTTTTTCCGTTCCTGGTAGATGAAGGGCTTGAGGGGGCGCCGGGTATCTAGGAGGTACCAGGGATTGCCTGCGCCGGCCTGGACGTTGGAGACGCTGGCGGTGGAGCCGTCGGCCAGAAGTACCGGGTGGTCATCATCGAAGAAATACTGGCCGTCGTAGCAACCGGTGGTAAAACCGAGGGCGAAGAGGGCGAATACCAGTTCGTCCGGCAGTTCGGCGGCGTTCTGGCCGAGGGTCTGGAAGATCGGGTTGTAGACGCCCAACTGGTCATCTTCGATGTCGTCGCGGTCAACGCCGACGGTGGTCTCGAACTTCTTGTTCTTGATGCTGTAGGTGTGCAGCTTGAGGTTCTGGATCTGCCGGTCGCCGATCCACTCGCGCATCCGGGGAATCTTGCCGAGCCAGCCGTAATCCTCGGTTTTGGTTGACGATGGGACCAGGGTGGCAACCTGGGGCCATTGGGGTTGCACCCCCGTGAAGCCGCTGCTGAACGCGGTGTTGAATGCCCGGTAGAGGGCGGCCAGTGAGGCTGAATTGAGAAGCATGGTATTACCTCCGTTAAATAGCTGTTAAATGGTTACTCGAACTTGACCCAAACGCCTTGGGCGTCGACGTCGAAAACTTTGCCGGCCACGGACTGGTTGGTGTCAGTATGGGAAACCGTCTGGTCGTCGACGATGTAGCAGTCGTTGCCGATATCGGCCACTACGACCGGGTCAGTGGCGGAGTTGGCGACGCGGAATACGCCTTTCTCGATCTCGACGTTGAGGGCCCCTGCGGCGCCGGCCGAATTGTCCACCTGCGCCTTGCAGCGACCGGCACCGAGAATGTCGGTAGCGGTCGCGCCGGGGGTGGCGTTGCCGGCGGCGTCGCGGGCGACGATGGCGCCGGCGTAAAACTTCTTGGCTGCTGCGGCGGGCAGGCTGAGCAGGTCGCCGGTGCGGCGCGGGGTGTTTCTATCTTCGGTTAGTACGGCCATAACTTCCTCCTGTAAATTTTTATGGGTTAATGGTTATTCCTTGTTGACCTTAAGGTAATCTTCCTCGCTGATGCCGAGCGCCACGCAGACGGCCTTTTCCTCGGCGTTGAGCGCAGTACCCTGGTCGCCGACTTTCTTCGTGTCCAGGTTGCTGGCGTCGGCGATTACCGGGGCGGCCTTGGCGAATTCTTTGAACCGCTCCAACCCCCCTTCCTGGCGGCAACTGGCAACGTGATACTCTTTCGTCGCAGGGGTGATCTTGCCAGCCTTGAGGGCCGTGTCGATCTCGGTATTGATGGCGGTTTCCAGCTGTCCCTCTTTCAGGGTTTTCAGCTCAGTTTCGGCCGTGGTGGCCCGGTTGAGGGCGGTGTCGTAATCGCCCCTGGGGACGAACTTGTCCAGGGTCGGGTTCTGCGCCTGGTTCAGGGCGGTTGTCAGATTTGCCTTCATACTGGCGATGTGGTTGAGCGCGGCGGCAAATGTCGTGCCCGCCGGCAGGCCGAGAGAGGCCAATAATTGTTCCAGTTCCATAGATGATGCTCCTTTCGTTTTGTCTTCGCGGTTAAGTGCGGGTATGGGGAAATTCGGTGTATTTGTGAGCCCAACGCTCTTGATGCCGACTATGTTCATGGTGGCCTTGTCGAAAATGATGGCAGGGGAGTAATAGGAATATTCCCTGTTCATCACCATCTCGGCCCCCTTGGGGGTCCATTCGGTTTTTGCCCAGACGCTTCCGTCCGGCCGTGCTTCCAGACCGGTCCCCCAGGCCATGGCCGGGGCAGGTTCACCCTGCGGTGCTTTCAGCTCGGTGGCGTGCTCGATGTCGACCGGGATCTTCAAGCCGCGTTCCTGGAAGAAGCGGACAATCGCCGCCGGATCCGGATTGTTCCAGGAGCGGCCATCCCTGCCGGTGACCCGCAAACCCGGGGGGATGAGCATCATCTCGGCTGGCGGAGTCGCTCCGGCGGTCAGCTCGAAGTTGAGGGCGAGGATCTCATGGCTATCTTGCAGGCTGTTCAAGGCCAGTTGCAGTTGTTGTAAGTTTGAGTGGCCGGTTCCGATAATTGCTATTTTCATGGGCTAGCCTCCGCTTCTCTTCGAGCTCGATTTCATCGACCTCTCAGATGTTATACTTCAAACTTTTTTTCCGGTCTTTTGAGCCACTTCAATAAAACAGTCGATAGTAGATGGTCGATTGTGTATGGTGGATTTTATCGACCGCCGACCATCGACTGCCGACCGCATTTCAAAACCATCTTAAAACCATCTTTAAATTTTCCTGTAGCCGGTTTGCCGGAGGCAGATCGAGGGCTACTACCCCTAAACCGTTGCCGGGCAAATTTGGGCGCGTAGGGGCGGGGTCTTCCCGCCCTGATTTGGGCGGGGTGACCCCGCCCAAATCAGGGCGGGGTGACCCCGCCCCTACGATGTGACCTTGAAATGCTCCGCGAGGGCCGCCCGGATCTCCGTCCAGTCCTCCTCCTGGACGAGAAGGAATTCCCGCTTCGGCATGACGATGGTGTAGCCTTCCGACTTGAATTCCTTGGTAACCATGCGCTTGTGATTTCTTCTTGCAAATACTGCGAGGTTCGGCCGTCCCTCCTGACGCAGCAGGTTTCCCTTGGCATCGGTGCGCAGCCTGACGGACCCTGAAAAGGGCTTGCGCTTGATCTCTCCACCAAGCTGATGAATCCGGGCGTAGCCAAGGTTGGTGCCGATGACCACGTCCATCCGGCCGGCCTGCACGGTGATGGACTTCCTCAGCGTGCCGCCCTTTATCAGCGTCTGGCCGCCCTCTTTCCTGGCCCGCTTGCTCACCTGCCACACCGTCGGCCTGCCGCCTACCTCGAAGTTTTTGATTGCCGAGCTGCGCACGATCTCGCCGGTCACCTGCATGGCCGACGTCAGGTCGTCGGTCTGGCGGATGAATTCGCCGATCAGCTGACGGGCGGGGGCGTCCTGGTAGGACATTTTCATGCTGATGCCGGCCATTAGAGCGCCTCCGCTTTCTTCAGGTCATTGAGAAGCGCCCAGCCTATCTGCTGCGTCGCCTGCTTGGCGGTATCCTCTGCCACCTGGCGGATGTGGGCATTGGCCGAGGTGCCGGGGTTGTAATCCCATCCGGCGTCGATCCCCTGGGGGATCCACTTTTCTCCGCCGATGGCCGGGTTCACCCACTTGTACATTTTGATCTCCGGCGGCTCGGACACCTTGAGGCCGTCGCGTGCCATCTCCCGGAGCGACATGGAGACGACGGTGCAGCGGCAGTTCCAGCCGTTGGGCGGGAAATGGGTGGCCCAGAAGGGGTGATCGGCGGGGAGGATCAGCCCGTGCCACTGGCGGTGCATCGGCCGGGTATGGCCGTCCATCACGGCCGAGTAGCGCCAGTACGGCCGGGCGGCCAGCACGGCAGGATCGGTCATGGCCCGGTAGTGCCCCACCTGGAGCGCGGTTTGTACATTGACATTGAAGATGGTCCGGAGCCGCCGCGGCGAGCCGAGCTGCACCGTTTTCAGTTCGCCGGTTGTGAGATTGACCGCCTCCTGACGGCCCCACCAACCCTTGCTCTGCAGGAGCGGCGTCAGCTCTTTCCGGAATGTTTCAAAGGTGATGCCGTCGCTCTGCGCTTTGTCCAAGGCGGAGAAGATATCCTGGAGGATATCCACCTTGGCGACCTTGGCCACGGTGAAGGCCCTGGCGTGGTCCGCCTGCCACATCTCGTGCCAGTCCCAGCTGATCCGGAATCCCTTGGCCTTGAACCAGGCGATGGCCTCTTCAGGCGGCAGTGGAGCTATGTCGAGGGCATCGACTATCATTCACTTGTCCCGAGGCGGCCGCACATATCGGCGGCGAAAAGGGCTTGGGCCAGCACTGTTGTCAGAATGGTGTCATCCATCTGACCGTATGCATCGAGCAGCCTGTTTTTTGCCTCTTCAAACGAAGATGCGCCGGCGATGATCTCGCGGATCGGCGCGAGCATCGGTGCCATCATTGCCTGCCAGTTTTCGGCGCCGGCGGCTTTCAGGTTCTCGATGGACTGCTGCTCGGGGGTGAATTCCGGGGCCGTCTGTTCGGAGTTAAGGGAAATCCCCCCTCCCTTCGGGTCTCCCCCCTTTGTCAAAGGGGGGATGGGGGGGATTTTCGGCGGCGCTGCCTGGAGACATACCGCCCCCTTGGCCGGATCCGAAAAGCCGAGCTTGTCACGCACTTCGCTCATCTCTACCTCGAGCCCCAGGGGAACAAGGTCTTTCAGGGCTGCGCGCATCACCGGGATGTCGGCCCGCTCTGCCTCGCGGAAACAGACGCGCGGGTATTCGTCGCGTGGTCCGAAGTTTAGATCGAGGAACGGTTTGACCAGGTCGCGTTCCAGGGTTTCGGCCAGCTGCTCGCCGTCGGCGTCTCGGATGTCCTCGCGCACCTCGTCATGGACCTGTGCCTGGCTTTTGGAGGAGCCGTCGTCGGTAGTCATGGTCTGGCCGAGAATCGCCTTGCTCAGCTGTTTGTCGAACCAGTTGGCCACATTTACAAAGAACGCTTCGGCGCCAGTGGCCTTGGCCGTCTCGATGAACTCGATCAGCATCCCTTCGGGGATCACGGCAGCGGCGTCGCTCCCCAGATTGGCCACGGCCGCGCGGAGGATGGCGATGTTGTCCTCGGTTTCGCCGGGACGGTATTTGCCGAGGCGCAGTGGCATGCCGAATACCTCGGCATAGGCCATCAAGTCCTTGACCATAAAATTTTTAAAGATGAAGGACCAGGCGGACAGGCGAGCGAGCCCCCCCCGGATAGGAATGCCCGCCTTCAGTTTCGGCGTGTGGACGATGAACTTGTACGGCGCCAAGGGAATGCCGTTGAACATGTCTTGTTCATCCTTCAGGCGCAGCTCGCGAAACGTCTCCCGGTCATACTGGAAATAACGCGGGTCGCGCCATTCATAGCGACCCGGCACCCAGGGGATTTTCTTCTTATTCCAGATATTTTCGACAACACTAACACCCTTGCCAAGGGCATCGAGCAGATCCTCGATCATCCCTTTCGTGCCGGGGCGCTTAAGCAGGATGCGGGTCTCCTCTGCATCCTGCAAATATTGGGGGGAGTCCGAAGCGGCTTCCACGACGATCGGGAGCCGGGCAACGGCACGCTTGCGGGTGCCGAGCACGCTGGCGTAATGGGGATCTTTCTCCTCCATCTCCTCTGCGAGTGTTAGATAGGCGTCGGCGTTCCCCTCGGCGGCATCGCGCAAAAGCGCCGCCAGTTTTTGCGGGGTGAGCCCGCCGGTAACATAGCCGTAGTTCCAGATTGAGCGGACGCCGGTCAAGGAGGGCCTTGCCAGTTCCTGATCGAGGATCTCTTTCCGGATCGGCCGGTCGTATGCGTCGTATAGGGTTATGTCGTTGGCCATTACCATGCTCCTGATTGTCTGCCTATCCCGTGGGTGCAGCGTATGTCGCGGGGGAGGTCGTTAAGGTCTTTCTTGGTTACGGGGTGATAGGCGTATTCGATCAACCCGCCGGTAGAAGCTGCATTGAGCGCCAGGAAACAGGCCCAAGTGCGGTCGGCATGGCCGGAACTATCCGACTCGGCCATGAAGCGGGAGGCGCCGGTCGGTCCGGTGACCCGTTGTAGCTTGTGCAGGTCGTTTCTAAGCGCCTGGTCGCCCAACGGGATACGGATCTTGCGGTCTTCAAATGCCTCTTTGCCCAGGGTTGCCAAGGTCAGCTTGTTCGGCCCAGTGAAGAGCACGCCCTCAACACGACTGCTGCCGTGCTTGCGCTGGGCATCTTCCACCGGTTTTTCACCCATGCCGGTCTGGTCCATGCAGCAGCGGATTACCCGGTAGCGCTTGAACACGTCGGCCAGCAGGTCATCCTGCTCCGCAAAGCTGATCCGCTTGCGGACAATGATCTCTCTGGTCCAGAACACGTCGCCGACCGCCTCCAGGACATAGATGACAAACAGGTCGTTTCTGGCCGCGATATCGACACCGACGAAACAGGGACCGCCGTTGTACTGATCCGGAAAGCCGGCACGATCGTGCTCACAGCCATTGATCAGTTCGTATGAAAGCCAGGCGGATGCCTCATCCAGCCACTGCAACTCGAATTCCTGTGTCCAGGTGTCTTCGTCGCCGCAACCCTCGCGCAGCTCATCTATGTTGCGGTCAAGGCCATCGGCTACGGCCTGATAAATGTCAGTTGTCTGCCGGTACCAGATACCGCTCTCGGAGGTCATCAGGTCGTAGAATTTATTCCCCTTGCCATTGGGGGTGGATACCACCCGCAGTTTCCACCCCTTGGAGATGACCGGGAAGAGCGCCGACCAGATCTTGCGGCTGTCGGCATGGAAAGCGAATTCATCGAGAAAGGCATTGGCGGAAAAACCGCGTGCGGTGTCCGGGTTGGCGGGTAGCGCAGTGATCTTGGAGCCACCGGGGAATTCCACTTCCATGGCCCGATACTTGGCGTCGCCTCCGGCATAGTCATATTCAGAGGCTTTGATGATGCTGCCCATAGCCTTGCAGTGCAGTTTCACCCCTTCATCCATGGCTTCCTTGGCCTGACGCTCGCCACGGGAGAGGATTACCCAGCGGGCCTTGCGCCCCTCCAACTCTGCCAGCTGGCAGTCACGGGCAATCTCGTAGGTTGTGCCGAAGGTCTTGCCGGTCTGACGGGCAAACATGCCGACCTTGAACCGTGACAGGTCCTCGATCCAACGGACCTGATAAGGATGGAAAAGACTAGGCGCCATAGGTTTCCTTGAGGATGCGCTTGAAATCTTCAGCGGTCAGCTTGCCGCCACCTTCCGTTGTCGCGTCCACTGCTTCCTCCGCTTTTTTTGCCGCCTGCTCCAGCGCCTGCTTCCTGATCTCGGCATCGCGTTTGAGGTTGTCGGAGGCCGATTTCTCCAGCCGGGCCAGGGTGAGGGAGAGCCCTTTCAGCTGGTCGGTGGTCGCGGCCATGGTTTCCGGATCGACTATGCCGGTGGTGGAGATCTGGCCGAGCACGTCGAAAACCATGGTCTGGAGGGTCTGGTTGAGCAAGAGCCCCATTTCCCCCTGGTTCTTGGCGTTGCCGGTCAGCCGGTCGGTGATCTCGCGGGAGCGGCGAATACGGGAGCCGACGTCCTCCATGGATGCCAGCTTTCCCTTGCGGGCGGCGCGGCGGGCGTCGTCCCACTCCGTTCCGGCGCGTTTTTTCCACTGGCGCAGGGAGTTCTCCGACACCCCCAGCTCGGCGGAGATCGCCGGGATCTCGTTGCCGTCGGCGTAGAGGCGGATGACATCCAGTTCAAGATCTTGCCGTTTGCCCATGGGTTATTTCCCCGGCGATGGGCATTGAACGCCCGGCACGGTTGTATTGCCGGCAGCCACATCACCCCCCCGCTGGGTGATGGTGGCGACAACGGTGCCGCTTGCCAGCGTAGATAGCGTTACCAGCTCCTGTTCTCTAAGCCATGATAAAGCGGTCTTTATCTGGTCCCTGGAACTGCCGATGCCGTGGTCGACAACAATAGTATGTAGAATGGAGTCGTTGGCCTTGCCTCCGCTGTCAGGGCTGGCCAGGGCGCGCAAGATTGAGAGGCGGCGGTGTTCGGACATCAGTGTGTTATAGGCTTCGCTCATTACTTCTCTCCTCCTTGTTTCAGCAGGAATTGATTGATCACTGCCGAGAGGTTTTTGACCCCTTCCAAGCTCCCCTTGATTTCGCGCACGTCGCCATGGACTTCGTCTAACCGGGTGAAGAGCCGTTTGTCGTTATCTTCCATCCGGCTGTGGTTGTCGCAGGCCGGCTTGTGCTTGGCCATTTCCAGCTTTAGATGCTTGAGGTCGCTTTCCAACTTTATCTTGCTGTTCTCCAACTGGGTAAAACGATCATTGGTGACCTTGTTGCGGGAGCTCCACCAGACGGCAAAGGTGAGGATCAGCTGGATGATGTTGAATGCGATTTGCCAGACGGGGTAGTTCGGGGTCACAGAGCCCTCCAGTGGGATAAAAGTTTTTCATGGTCATTCTGGCAGCCGATACAGCGCAGGCAGCCGGGCACGGCCTGCCGCCGAGCTTCCGGTATTTCCTCTTCGCAGTCCTCGCAATGGGTAAGGCTTTCACCTTTCGGCATGTTGCGCTGGTGATCGTCTAAGACCTTCTCCAGGAACTGCTCGTTGATGGCCTGGGCGCGATCGATATCATCCATTGACGCGACGTGCCCCCGTGCAGATCAGCAGCCAATAGAGCAGCGTCGGGTGGACCAGGTGCGCCGGAATTCCCTTTAATAGCCCGGCAGCCTGGAGGCCTGCCGTGACGATCTCCGAGCAGAACCAGCGCGTTTTTGATTCACGCACCCAGGGGAAGAGAAACCGGCAGATGCCCTGGAAATCATAGAGACATCCCTCCTCCGCATTGCAGAACTGGCGGGCACGCCGCTCGTCGACCGGCACTTCCAGGATGTCCCATTTCTCCGGGTCGAACTCGATCCGCTTCCACCTGGTGCCGCCGTCCTGGATCGATGCACTGTAGGCCTGGCCGTTGGCGAAGATCAGCTCGCAGTGGGAATATGTGCCGCCGGTGATGAACCGGGTGAAGCGGGCGAACAGCCCGGCTATGCCGGGTTTCCGGTATCTGTAGAAAGCGACTCTCATAGCCCGCAATACCTCCTGTACTGGTTGGGCAGGTCGAGGAGCTCATCAACATACAGCTCCGTCGGGATCACGGTGTAGACGAACCAGAGATACTGCTGTTCGACCTGGTAGGCCGTGGTGCCGACCCGGCGATTTTCTCCGAGGATATAGTCGGCGAACTGGTCGGCGGTCATCGGCGGCGTCATCTGGCTCCCCAGGCCGGACAGGTATTGCTCCGCCGTCTTGCCGTCCTTGACGATGGTCAAGGGGCCGCCGGGCTGTTTGTACGTGGCGGCGGCAGAGTAGTTCTCCTGGTAGACGGCGAGAACCCCGGCGTCGATGACAAAGCGGTTCAGGGCGGTCTTGCGGATGGCCTTGATTTCATCGCTGATCCGGTTCTTCAGCTGGGGACAGGCTGCGAACACATCGGCGTCCGTGGCTGTGCCGGCAGTGTCGGAAAAGACCCTGGTCCGTTGGGCCGGATCGGCAGAAAACGAGGAATACGGCTCGGGCCGACAAACCAGGTTGCCGTAGGTGGCAGGGTAGACCGGCGGCCGCTCGGTGTTGGGCCAGGTCTCCGGCCCGTAGGGACCGTTGACGGTGACGAACTCCGGGATCTGCGGCGCCACGTGAATGCTGTATCCGGCGACGGCATTGCCGACCGATAGGACGAATAGGACGAATATGACGTATGTAATGCGCATGACGGCTCCTATTACGGGAAACAGGCCGGGACCTGCGGCGGACGAAAACAATATGTACCGGTTGTGGTCATCATGCACGGCCCACCTGCGTATGCCGCCGGGTTCGCCAACAGTCGGCTGAACGCGTCCAGGATCGTCCCTCCTTCCGGTTCACGGGGAGGCTCCGGGCAGAAGACCAGGGCCACAACGCAGGCGACAATAATGATGAACAAAGCCTTGATCATCGGATGGTCACCGTTCCGCCGGCGGTCACCTCGAAACGGTTGATGCCGTCGGTCCCTCTCACCGCCAGTTTTACCGTGCTGCTGGTGTCTCCGGGGAGCTGATATACCGTCACCATGCCGCCACAGGTGTAGGTCAGCATGATGTTGCCGGCGACATCGCGCACCTCCCTGGCGGCAAAACCGGCAGTGTCGCCGGGGCCGCACTGGGTGAGGAGCACGTCGCCGGTCACTCCCACCTTGATCTTGTTGTAGATGTCCGTCTTCGTGTCGGGACTCCCCTGGCTGCCGGTTGCCCCTATCTTGGTGGCCGGTACCGGGGCTGTCGCCCGGCAGGTGTAGCCCGCATAGGTCAGGTCCACGTCAACCCGGTTGTCGGCGGCGCCTGCCGAGAACGTGGGCGCGACCACGGGGGTAAATGTTGCCGTGCTCGATGCGCCGGAGAGGAGCGTGCCGGTTGCCGGTACGCTCCAGGCATAGGTGTCGGGGGGGACGACCGTGCCGTTCATCCGCATTTCGGCTCCGAATGAGACCATTGCGGAGCTGGGATTGGCGCCGTTGGCGTCATAGAGCAGTGACCGTATGCCGCCGGTGACGGTGCAGACGATCGTGTTGCCGTCGTAGGTGAACCTGCCTGCGCAGGTCTCCGCCGGGCGGTTGAGGATTTGAGCGGCGCCGCCGGTGGCGAGCCAGTCGCTGTTTACCTGCGGGGCCGGGATCGTCGGCTTGCCGGTCAGGGAGCTGTAATTGCCAAAGGTTGCCACGGGCGCCAGCCCGGTGATGGTGCTTGCCGCCTGGGTGTGCGGCAGCGGCTCCCGCGCGTCGGTGAGGCGGGGATCCGTGAGATCGACCTTCCCGTCCAGGATCGCCTGCAGCCCGGTGATGTAGGGGATGGTGTGGCCGTGCCCCACTTCGCTTTTGCTGTCCAGGGCCGATTGCAGACCGCTGATGTTGCTGAAAACATGATTGTGTCCGGACCGTGCGAAATAGCCCTTCAGGAAAGCGCCGGTGAAGTTTTTGTCCGTGTTGCTGCTGGCGTCGTAGACCAGCACCCGGGCGTTGTCCGGCACGTCTGTCAGCTCCGGCTTCTGGAAGTAGTAGCCGCCGCCGTAAGCCATTGCGGCACATAAAACCAGGGAGAAAGCACATAAATTTATGTATTTCATCAGTTCGCCCCCCAGAGCGCCTCGCCGTCGGCGCCCATGAGAAAATCCCCCGCCGCATCCTTCAGCTCCCTGGGATCGCCGGGAAACGCCGGTACGCCGATCACGGCCAGCGGCCGGCTGTCCAGGTTGATAGTTAATGGGGCGCTATCCATCGGGATCGTCGCCAATATCCGGGTTTGACGCGCTATCGTTGCCAGCGGCGCGTTGTTGCGGGCGATGGTGGCCAGCGGCCCGGATGTGAGTCTGAGCTCGATCATGGCAGTCCCCGGTGCAGTGTGAATTTGCCGTACATGAGGCGGATGCGGTAACTGACGCCCGGTTTCACCCGCAGCACGTACGGAAGCTCCTTGACGGTCTTCGTCTCCCCGGCGGCGAAGCATGCCGCCAGATCGGCCTGGGCAATGTCGAGGGTCAACGTGCCGGGGGTCGATGCGTCTACAGCTACGGCGCCGGCAAACAGGGACGCCGTTGCCCGGTACGAGTCGACCCCCAACAGCTCGAACTCGGTCCAGCCGCTGAAATCCTGCGGCGCGCCGTCGAAGGTCACCTCGACCGTTTCGTGGAAGGCCGCGTCGCTCCAGGCCTCAAGGTCTTTGACAACGGGTTTCAAACTGCCTCCGGCTTGAAATCCAGCTGCGGCCAGCTTGCCGACTTGGACAGCTCCAGGCTTTGCAGCATCTGCTCTTCGGTCAGGTCTGCCTTGAATGTTGCGGTGATCTTGATGCCTTCGACGATGATCTCTTTGGCGATCGGCGCCAGTATCTGCGCGAGCGTTGCGATTTCGGCGCCGGTCACTTGGCACCTCCTTTAGGCCCGTTGGGGTCGTCGGCCAGCTTGATCAGGCCGGTTTTAGTGCCGAGTTGCGTGATACCGAGATAGAGGATGGATAACTCCTGGACGGCCTTGTTGTACTTGTCCCAGCTCTGGGCATTGTCGATCCTGATGGCGGCGGCCAGGGCGGCGGCTGCCAGATCGTAGGCGGGGCCGGCGAGGATGTAATAGGAACTCAGGTCCTGGCAGGTTTCGGGGGTCAGTCGGCCGGCTTTGCAGAGCCGGTCGCCGACGGTGGCCGTGGTGACTATTGCCTCTTGCATGGCCAACATTGACTTGGTGGCGATGCTCTGCGGGGTCTCTTTCTGCACCGAGGCGCAGCCGGTGAGTATGAAGAGCAGCGCGGCGAGAGCCAGGAGCGGCAAGAGGCGGAAAACGATGAAGCCGTTTTCGCCGGTCGGCGGTCGGAGGTCGGCGGTCGGCGGCGTAGGGGCGGGGTTGTCCCGCCCGGACTCGGTGGCCTGGGCGATGATGTCGTTTTTCTGGGCGCTGCCGAGAGAGCTGCCCAAGTAGTAGCCGAATGCCGTGGAGACGCAGCTAATCAGGGCGATCAGGGCTGTGTTGAAAAAATCTTTATTGGCCGGTGAGACACTGCCGATGCCGAGAAATGCGATGACGCTGAGGAACCCGGTCATGGCCATGATGGCCAGTACTGCTGCAATGTTGTTTCTGTTGTTCATAACGCCCTCCGTAGGGGCGGGGTAACCCCGCCCGCCTTTTTGGGTGGTGATGCAACAAGGCGGGGTTACCCCGCCCCTACATAATTAACCCCAGAGATCCAATATCCCCGGCTGGTATATGGTTTTGCCGTCGCCTTTTTTAGCGGTGAGCTGCATTTTGCGCGGGATGCCGTTGCGCAGTCCCAGGTGCACCCAGCCTTTAGGCGCAGGGCCGAACTCATAAATTACCTGGTCGTAATCGGGGATGTGCTCGGCGATCCAGCGGCAGACCTCGATGTTGGCGACGCCCGGGATGTGGAAATCGGCGGCGAGGCCGAAGCAGTGGGCGGAGGTCTTTGACGATCCCGGGACGGCGGCGTTGAGCGCCTTGGAGCGGTAGCCGGAGGAGACGATAACCACCCCGAACTGGGCGCGGACGATCTCCAGGTGAGTTGCCACCTGCAGCAGGTTGGCTCGGTGCTCATCACTCGGGCTGTTGTCGATGCCGAGACGGGCGGCGGCCTGGGAGATGAGGAACTCTTCCAGGGTGAAATGGTCGGTCAGTTTCAT